TTATTAATTAAAAGCCAATTTGAATCTAAAGAATCTATTCTTAAAGATTTTGTAATAACCCATTTACCATCTGAAGCTTTTAAAACTGTATCGGATGTATTGAATATTTCGGCACTTGAGTTGTATAAAGTTCTAAACAAAAACTTATAAGAATTTTCTGTTCCTTTGGTGTTATATAATTCTTTTGATATTTTTAATAATTTTCTTTTATCTGTTAAAGCATCTTTTGGTATATAAGGAAGAAAATCATTAATAAAATAATCAACAAATTCATCTAGTGTGTGGTCAACATCGGAATAATTTAATAAATTCTTTGATGCATGTGTTACACCTTGGTCACTTGAAGTAACAATAGTGTTTGATGCATTTGCACTATGAATTGTTTCCATCCATTGATAATATGCTTCAACAAAAGAAACAAAATTTTGATAGTTCGAATCATCCTGAATAAATTCAGGAAGTTGTTTAACGATTTGTAGTGATGTTTTGTGATTATCTAAAATCATTTATTAATTACTTGCTGTAATGTTTATTTCAATTGCTGATTGATCAGTATTATCTAATGTGATAATTTTATCTTTATCTGAAGAAATAATTGTTGAATTTGGTATTGCTTGTAGTGTTAATATACCTAAAGGATTATCAATCTGTGACGGATTAAAATCAGTTAATGTAACCACACCAGTTTGATAATCTACTGTACCAGCATTAACATTTAAAATTGTTTTAACACCTTCATTATAATAATATGTTCTTAATGTTCCTCTGTTACCAGCTAAAACAGCCAAAGCAGAACACATAGTTCCGTTACCATCAGCCGAAGTAATTTCAACTAAAGCCTGTGTATAATCAATACCAGGATTGATTATTGTAATGTTATTAACTTGTCCATTCACGACAGTTGCTCTTGCTGTTGCACCTGTACCATCACCCACAATTGTTACTATTGGATTGGAAGTGTAACCAAATCCTGGATTAATAATAGTTATAGAATCTAAAAAAGTTGTTCCGGATGGTGTTTCTTCCAAATATGCAGTTCGAACAATGTTATTATTTTTTGTGTCAATTACTTGAAAAGTAGGACTAATACTAATACTTTTCGAAAAGATATCTTTTTTTAGTGCCGAATCAAAATTGAATGAATATGATGTTGTATTAAGTAAATTTGGTGAAAATCTTTTTTGTAATATCAATGATGCATCGTTGGTTATAAATGATTGGTTGACAGATTGTATTGTGGTTATTAATGATGATAATTGAAATGTTGAATTAAATTTATTTAATGTGTTGGTTGCAAAATTCTGAATAGCATTAAACACTTGTGTTTCTAATTGATTAGAAGTCAATGCTGTTAATTTTGGATTATAATATATATTTGATATAATTTTTAAGTATGTGTAGTCAACATCTATAATTTTTGGTTTAATTGTTAATACAGAAATAGGTTTAATAATTCTTTCTTCAATAATATTTTTTTGCGTTTGTGTTAAAGTATATCCACCTTTTGGTTTTACGGCAATAAAAATAGTACCATAAACAGGAGGATTATTTTCTTCTCCACCCCAAACGTTAACAGCATCTACCGGAAAAACACCAGAATTATTCTGTATTAGATAGATGTAATCTTCTTTTGTAACGGCACGACCTTGAGCAGAGTATGATTTAGGTGCTGTGTATTTGATTGATTCAATGGTTTCTTTTTCGGAACCTTGAGTTGTAGAGGTGATAGGTAATATTGTGGTGTTTGAATAACCAGAAACAGCATCCATCAATACGAAATTGTTTGCACCTGCTGAACTTGTACCATTGGTCACAATATATGAAACCGTTACAATATTACCATCAGTAATTGATTTACCTAATATACCATCACCAAAATATATTTGATAGAAACCATTGATACCTTCTTGTAAAAAATACACACTTGATGTTGTATTTAAACTTAAATAATCTTCTGCTAAATTATAGATTTCATAGGCAGTATTTGAACCACTTTGTTGTACCGATACAGTCAGAGTTGTTGTGTCAACGTTTGTGTCGGGTAAATCAAATATAGCTGTTGGATTGGCCGCAGAATCATAGGTATAATTTAAGGTGATTGGTTCACCTTGTTTAATTGTTAAGTTTGAAAATGTAACTGAATTGGAAACAGTATTTGTATTTAATGTGGTTGAGTTAACTGTTACAAATTTATAATTCACGCCATCAATTGCTTCGGACATAAAAGAAGTAAATTTTGGTAGTGTTAACGAAGAATCAGTCACTTGATTAAAAGTGATATTAATGGTGGCTGATGGAGCTGATGCTGATTTTGGTGTATAGTTTAATAGTTTTGCATGAGAAACAACCGATGACCTTTGTAGTGCTGAATCCAAAAACATCTCATTAGCAACCATATTCAAGTAATAAGCATTATACTGTGTATTATAGGCAAGAATATCCAACAATGTAGAAAGTGCAGAACCTTCATAGTTGTAATCTTGTAATGTGTTTTGTGATTGCAGAAACTTTTTAAGATTAGTTTTAATTGTATTAAAATCTAAATCTGTAATCTGAATATTGGATTTATTTCCAGCCATTTTATCTATTTCTTTCTAGAAGTAATGTTACTGATGTTGGTAATGTAGCATTTTCAATGTAGAAACTAATTGTAATATCATAAGCATTTTTATCAGGATATGGTACAATGATTATTTCTTTTAACTTTGCTCTTTTTTCATAGTTTTTTATAACCAGTTCCACTTCTTTTTCTAAACTTGTTGCTGTTACCGGTGAAATTGGTTCAAATAGTATCGCATCAATGTTTGATCCAATGTCAGGATTAAAAGGTCTTTCATAATGTTTGGTCAACAGTAGATTACGGATTGAACGAATAACCGCCAAGTCATCGTAGCTAAGAGCGACATCACCAATTACCGGTTTTTTGGTAAATGTAAAGTCGATGTCTGAATATATCTTTGTTAGGTTTGCCATCTTTTATTTATTACGCTTCTAGGAGTAAATGCGCTTTTCGAAACTTTGAAAGCGCTGAAAAAAATTCTTGAGCCGGAACACAAAAATTCGAAATTTTGAGATTATGATATCCACACACAATTTTGATGAGTACCTGTGCTAACATAAGTAATTTTTATAACTCCTTTATTTCCTGGTTGTGGTGGAACCACAATAAATGATGGAGTGGGTGGACTTGCAAAACCTCCAGGTCTTTGCATTATTTCGCCTGCGCCACCAGCACCATAAATAAAAGATTGATTATTAGGATTTACTATAAATGTAGGATTGTCCGGTGCAACTCCAGGAAAACCTGGAAAAGTTGCAGGATTTTCTCCTGTTGGCCACCTACCGTTTATTGGTAAATTAAATGGATCTGTTTTAAATGATGGAGGAATTTGAAAAGACAAATCGTAATTACGGCTCATCCCTTGTCCATAATCAACTCTTGTTGTCAAAAATCCTGGCGGAACCTTCACATTATTGGTATTACTTGGATCTCCAAAAATTCCTCCTTGATGATTGACACCTTGAGGTGACTCAAATCCACTAATATAATCCATATTCCACGATCCTGCCCTACTTGACACAAAAATAATCGATTCTGCAGAACCAAAAAAAGTTGATCCACCACCACCACCATAATTAATTTTATTAAATCCTGTCGTACTGTAAATTGCAGTACGAACACCTTGTTCACCACCTCCGCCAACGCTTACTGGTATAACTTGTCCTGGAACCAAATTTACATTAGTAATTCTCGCATACGCACCTCCACCTCCACCTAAACCATAATTATAAAACCTATAGCCAAGTCTATTTGTTTGTGGTATGCTGTTGAAATCAAAAAAAGTATAAAGTTCATAAATTAAACTGATTCCTCCACCTCCACCTCCGCCTACAAGTTCTATTTTATTGGGAGCTTTTATATCCCAATCTGCTGGAACAGTCCAGTTTTGAGAACCAGCAGTGTCAATATATATTTCAGGCATATTAATTAAGAAGAAAATCCTAAAGTAATAACTAAAACAGCACTGGATGAACTTAAAGCATTGTTAGTTATACTAGCATACAAAGTTTCTCCTACAGCAACATTGAAATTCACATTTGGTACCCTAAAGCTATTACTCGTGTTGTTAACAGGAACAGATTGTAAATTTCCAATACTGCCACGACTATTAAAAATTGTTACTGTGGCAGTGCCAGAACCATTTACTATTGTTGCAGACATATAGCTAATTCGTAAGTTTCTTGGAGCATAATTTGTAAAATAATAAATGTTTGAAACATTAACACCTGTAATGTTTAGTGTTGCTGTTGTATCTGCAAACGGTCCTGTTGAACCAACGGGGCCTGTTGCACCTGTTGAACCTATTGGTCCTTGAATACCAGTTGCACCAGTAGAACCTTGTGGACCTGTTGCACCCACAGGACCAATTGGTCCTGTAGCACCGGTTGTTCCTGCACCCGTAGATCCAATTGGTCCGGTTGAACCCGTAGATCCAATTGGTCCAGTTGAACCCGTTGCACCTATCGGACCAATTGGGCCCGTAGCACCTCGGCCTAAACCGCTACTTGCAAGTTCACTTTGTTTTAATGGCATTTATTAAAATCCGTTCGTTGTTGGATTATAAAATACTTTACCGGTAACATCAGTTGTTTTTGTTATCGTTGGTGTGGAATAATTAAATGTTAACACATCACCACCACTATTCTCACCAAATTGTATTCTTATTGGATAATATATACCTGCTGTAAGAGAAGCAGTTCCATTTGCTTCAACAGTACCGTGTAACCCACCATTATTTACTGTTGCGTTTCCAGTTGTAAATCCAGACAAAGCATTTGAACCTACCCAAACATAAGAAGCATCATCACTTGATGTAAAAAATGTATATGTTTCTGTTGTGTTTGGTAAAAAATAACCTAACCATTGAACACTAAAACTACTTCCATCATCACTACTTGGTTCTGAAATTGCGGTAGTTTGAACTGATGTTGCTGGGTTAGCGCCAAAAGTTGTTGGTGTAGCTGTTGCAAAAAAACTAACATTATCAGCAAAGTATCCCGAATATGTGGTTTTAAATAAACCAGCAAGATAATTATTCAACTTTACATTGTTTATACTATTCATCAAAATTGATTGAATACTAGGCATCAAATAACTCCTGTTCCATTAATGTACCACGTATTTGCAGCAGTCATAATCATTGTTGCCATTCCATATGTTGTCACATTTCTTGAAATTGATGTGGTGTTACCTGCAAGATACAAAGATACACTATTGTTTGGTATAATGTTTACATTTGATGATGTGTTAGAAATAATGGTAATTGTTGTACCGTTAGCATATGTTGTATTTGATGTCCACGGAATATACAAATTCACCGAAGTTTTTAGTCCGCTATAATACAAATGTTTTCCTGAATCAGAATTTTGTAAAGTGTAATCAACCGATTGTCTATTTTGTGGTATTATCATAGCAGCATTGGCTGTATCAAAAGCTGCCTGTGCTTTCGTGTCGGTAGTAGTGATGTTAGTATTCTGTGTATCATCAACACCTTGAGTATAAATTGTATTTGCTGAAGCAGAATTAGCTCTGTCAAAAGCATCAGAATAATATATTGATAATCCTGTTGCACCAGTATTTCCTGTTACACCTGTTGCACCATCTGAACCAGTTGCACCAATTGGTCCTGTAGCACCAGTATTACCTGTTGGGCCTTGTGGTCCGGTTGCACCAGTTGTTCCAATCGGTCCTGTATCGCCGGTATTACCTGTTACGCCTGTTGCACCAGTTGAACCTATTGGTCCTGTGTTACCTGTATTTCCTGTTATACCTTGAATACCCGTGGCACCAGTTGAGCCAATCGGTCCTGTATCACCGGTATTACCAGTTAAACCAGTTGCGCCAACAAGACCTGTTGCACCAGTATTACCGGTTACACCTTGAACACCAGTAGCGCCTGTTGCACCATCAGGTCCTTGAATGCCTGTGGCACCAGTTGCACCTTGAACACCGGTTGCACCTGTGTCACCTTGTGGTCCTGTTGATCCTGTATTACCTGTTGGGCCAGTAGCACCAGTAAGTCCGGTTGGGCCTGTTGCACCTGTGGTACCTTGAATACCAACTGCACCATCAAGGTTAATAATCCAAGAACTATATTGATTTGATGTTGCATTAGCTGTATTTGTTACAGTTAAAATTAATTGTCCATTCGACTGTTCATAAGTGTTAACTGTACCATGTATATAATCCGTTGGATCAACAAAAGAAACAACAATAATAGTTTGTTGAGGACTATAATCCAAATACAAATCATTAGTAACTAAAGTTAATGTATTGCCAATTGGATAATTAGTTAATGTTATCGTGGTGTTAGATGTTGTGTGATAGCGGTCACCATCAGCACCAGAAACACCAGTAGCACCAGTATTACCAGTTAGACCGGTAGCACCTATTGGTCCTGTAGAACCGGTTGCACCATCTGTTCCTGAAATACCTGTAGCACCAGTAGAACCTTGAGTGCCAGTTGCACCTGTAGCGCCAGTATTTCCTGTTGGCCCTATTACACCGGTCGCACCAGTTGAACCAATCGGTCCTGTATCACCGGTATTACCAGTCAAACCAGTAGCACCAGTTGAGCCAATCGGTCCTGTATCACCGGTATTACCAGTTAGACCGGTAGCACCAGTATTTCCTGTTGGTCCTGCTGGTCCTGTTGCACCATCAGATCCTTGTATACCTGTGGCACCAGTATTTCCTGTTGAACCTTGTGGTCCAGTTACACCAGTTGAACCTACTGGTCCCGTTGCACCGGGATCACCGGTGGGCCCTTGTGGTCCTGTAGAACCTATTGGACCAGTAGCACCAGTATTCCCTGTTGGTCCTGTAGAA